ATAAATCAGAAGGAACATAACCAGTAAATGTCCAAACAGGATTTGTTTGATATGGAAACTCATTCATGGTACTGTGGTCAGTAACAGTAATGTTGATAGCAACTGGTTCATTGCTTGGTAATTTAACTGGTGTAACTATGGCTATTTCAGCTTCTCCTTTAGTAGTAGGTGATGCACTTACAGCAAGTTCTGAAATAAACTGATTCATAAACCCTTCTCTTGACATACCATTAATTGATAATTGAATATCAGAAGGAAATACACATTCTCCAGTATTTGCTTTTCTTACAGATGTATTTGATACTTTGGCTTTAAAAATAATATTTTTAAATTCTGGAGTTCCATTATTTAATAGTGTCATTTTACCATAACTTAGTGTCACTTCATCTTGAACAGATTCACAATTTCTACTATTGAAACTAAATTCTGTATAACTAGACACACAATCATTACTATCTGTTATTATTACTCCTACTTTATGTGTAGGTTTCATATTAATAAAACAATGTTTATTTGATTGATTATTAACTTCTATTCCATCTATAAACCATCTATAAATATAAGGTGCTTTACCATTAGTTATTTGTGCAGTAATACATCTTTCTTCACCAAGACAAGATGACCCTGTACTAATTAGATTTATAGTAAAATTACATCCACATTTTTCTGTAGTAAATCTTAATGAATCTATGTTATTAGATACAATAAAACTTGTTATGACATTGGGATCAATAACAATAGTGTTGTCAACCACAGCAATACTTTTACCATTTTGATCTATGGCACTATTTATAAAATTAAAGATATAATATCTATAATTAAATATTTTACCTGTTTTTTGACAAAAAGTCCTAATTAATTCTATTGAATTTCTTCCCTTAGCCATTATTGATTAAATGTTACACCACCAGAGTTTTTAAATCCAACTCCAGCTTTTGTTATTTCTAAATCTGTTTCCATATCTGTTACTGTACCAGTACACTTATCACATACCCCAGTAAGACTATCATATTCCACTCCTATACATAAATCAGGAATTGTTATATTTAAAAATCCTGTTGATACTAATCCCCAGAAACTACAATGAATTTCATACTTAATAGGTAATGGTATTCCAAATATTGGTGCTGAAGATATACTATAAGCTAATACTCCTAAACTACTAATTGTAGCTGAAGTAATACTTGAAGGATATGATACAACATTATATGTTAAAGTTCCTCCAGTACATCCTGTAAGTACAGAACCTACTTTCATATCTGAAGTAGAAGAAGCACCACAAGTACTATTGATATTTTTAGTAACTGCTGTTAAACAATTTCCTGTACATGGATTACATGTAGCACAAGTTGAATTAACACATTCATTCTTTTGCCCAATTTTAATATTAATAAATCTAGATTCTCCAGTAGAGATTTTCTTTACTTTAACATTAACATTAGCATATTGATTAACTGGTAATTCAGGTACTGATGTAAAAGACATTATATTTTCTGTTATTAAAACATCTGTTACTCCTTTACCATGAGAACTTACTGTAAACAACAAATCATCATCACTATATGATGATGGTTTTTGCTCTAAAAGATCTACTGATCCATCTTGTCCACAAGCAGTAACAGAATCTTCCATTAATACCATTAAATTAGGATAAGCAAAACAGGAAGGACATGAATCAGGAGGATTCACTGGTGGTCCATATATGACACATGTGCATCTATTAGCCATTAACATTTACATTTTATACAACTAAGTTCATCAGCTGCCTTTTTTAAAAAATCTATTGCTTTCTCAGGTTTATTAAACCTAGCATTTACTTTGACACTATCTAAAAGAAATTCAATATGTTGTATTTGTTCAAAATCTTTAATATCATTTAAATCTGCTTGAGCAATTAAATGATCTAATTTACAAGATAATTTACAAGTATTAGCTGAATTTCTTATATATTCATTGCCATAATTACTATACTTAAAACAGTAAACACCATCTGTGAAGGAGAAGTTCTTATTACCTAATAAATCTTCTGCATTAAATACATTAGCCTTGTCAGTAAAGACTTCAACATCTACTCCTGTATCAAATCCAGGAAATGTTATATTAACAATATAAGAAGTGGGTTTCACATTGGAAACCCACGAACTTACATCTTGGTATATTAATTTCTTGCAGTCAATATAGGAGAATATAAAATCATAATTTATTATTCTCTCTTGCATTGCTAGTCAGATTAATCTTCACATGGTGAAGCTTCACATAATGCTTCTGAAGCAAATGCTCCTGATCCTTTATTACCTGGAGTAACAACACAGTTGTTAGTTACACAAGAATAACATTGTTGTACTACAAATGCTGTAAGTGTTTTAACACAACCTGAAGCAGTATGGGTCAATGTGATTACTTTAGAACCTGCTGTAAGTGCATCACCTACTACTAAAGGAGAAGCTGAAATAGCCATAGTTACACCAGTTAAATTACCAGCAGAACCTCCCATAACAAATCCAGTTACACAGTCATAAGAAGGAGTATAAGTCCTTCCTGCATATGGATCTGGAATACAGAAGTTTTGATCTGTAGTTCCTGTAACATTATCTATATCACCTGTAGCTTCATTAGTTAATACTAGTACACCATTTCTGATAGCTATAGTATAAGAAGTTCCAGTTACCTGATCATCCAATCTAATTAATCTTTCACAACAATCTATTCCACAACATTTTGCTTCCTCTCTAAGAGCATCAGTAAGATTCTCAAATCCTACTCTCTCCCCTTTATAATTTTTAGTATAAAGGACTCCCCTTTGTACTTTTACTTTACCCATTTTTTTGTTTTTTGTTTGGTTAAGAATAAACTCTTAGTAGGGTTGCCCCTACCAAGAATCTAAACAAATTAAAATTATAAATCAATTAATCAAAAATGCGTATGTGCATAGTTAAGATCAGGTATAGGGTTGCAATAATTGTCATTGAAGTACTGATTAAATGCATTAGTTATAGCTGTCTTAGTAGTTGTATCTCCATTAGGTGTTAAGATGATAGTTGTACCATTTAAAACATTTGTGTGACTAATGAACTCCATTGGAGCACTTGGACCCATATGTTCAATTACTAATGATGCATAATCAATTCTTGGATTAACCTCAACAGCATTTACTCTGTCTTTTCTACCTGGAGTTCCTAATGGTCCATAATGTCTGTTATCACCATTTTGTCCTCTTCCTGATCCACCATTAGAGGAATTGTATTCTCTAAGTGCCCAAGTAATACCTAAACCTGTTGGTTGAGTAGCTACTTGAATATCTTTTACTGTGAAAGGAAATGGAGTATTTTTTCCACCATAGATGTTTACATCTCTTGTTAAATACCTTGGAGGCATTAAATCAATGTAGCAGCTATGATCAAATTCAATTGGTCTTGCCATTACTCTAAATCCACAAGTTGGAGTAATTGTACTACCTTCAGCATCACAAAGTAAGCTATCAGCAGCAATATCAATTGCTTCAAAAGGGTTAGTTGTAGAACAAGGAGCTACAGCTACAGTTGCACCAACATTAGATAATGTTTGTAAATTACCAATTGGTAAACAAGTATTAATCTCTATTTGGTAAGGACAGCATTGACCTACTGATTTAAGAATAGTTGCAGTACCTTTTCCACCTAAAGCAGCTGTAATCTGATCTGCTACATATTGTAACTGACCAAAAGAAGTGTAATTTGCATTACCTGCAATAGTAGTGAAATCAAAATCTACAACATCACCATCTATTTCTAATCCTGTAATACCAGCTACATAAGCACATGTTTCACATGCAGAGTTTACTGGAGAAATACAAAACTGATAAGATGTTGAATACAAAGGAGCAAAAGCAAAAGGGAAATCCTGTCTAGGAAATGCTCCAGTTCTTAAATTCTTTCTCCTATCCAATCTTACTGGATTGTTAATTTGATCATTCAATGATTTAACCAACTTAGAACAATCCATAGGATCATCACATGCTGTACATAAATCAGAAGGAACATAACCAGTAAATGTCCAAACAGGATTTGTTTGATATGGAAACTCATTCATGGTACTGTGGTCAGTAACAGTAATGTTGATAGCAACTGGTTCATTGCTTGGTAAGCATTTAGTTAATACAGCATCTTTAATTGCTGTTAAACCACAAGCTGCATTAGAAGCAATTGCTGTTCTAATATGACAACCATGGAATATATCACCAAATGACTTTCTGATATCAGTTGAATAACCTTTACCTTCACCATCATAACCTACTCCCAATACAAATCTTCCATTATCTGTTTTGTTCCAAGTGGCAACATTTACAGTTAACAAAGTTACTGGATCATAAATTACTAACTGACCTGGAGGTACATTAACTGTTGGTCCTTTTCCAGTAGTATTTGCAGTATTATAAACTGCTACTCCACCACCTGGTCCAAAAAATCCTAAGTTACCTTTGGTAACAAGAAAATTTTCTCTAATTTTTCTAGACATTATTACTAGTTTTTAAAATATTTATTATTAAGTTTTATTCTATTTCTGTTCTCCTCCTATAAATAGGTTTTGTGAAAACATAATTTTATTTAATTGTGTCTGATAATCTGTTGTATCACCTAAATCTCTCATGCCTATTAATGCAGCAACATCACAAATAGTTCTCATTTGATCTGTTGAATCTAAATATAGTCCAGAATCAGTATTTATTATTTTACCATCAGCAGCCTCATACTGTCCATCTTCAGCAAGTGAAGCAGTTGTAATATCAGGATGCTTTTTAATATAATCAATCATTATTTCACTAATTCCAAATCCATCTACATATACATCTAAGTTTTTATGAGTATTTAGAATTCCTATTGTTTCTTCCCATTCAAATGAAGGTTTAAGAAAAGGACTTCTAAGAGACTCAGATAACTTTTGATGTTGTATCTTTCTTACAATTAATGATCTTTCATCATTACATTTGGTACTATTAGCCTTTGCTAATATTCTAAGTATTTTTAAATGTTCAGGTAAATCAACTTGCACTTTACCAGTTAATGGTTTTGCAGTCATTACATGATCTCTAACTACTAATGGTTCTAAATCAAGAGCTAAATCTTCTCTTACCTCATAAAGTACCAATGAGTTCTTTATACAGAACTGTGTGGCTTCAGTTAGAATAGAGTCTGCATCAGCTACTGTAAATTTCTTAGCATAGTCTGACATAAATCTATTCCATCTTCTTCTAACTTCATATTGTAAGATGGTAGATGCTATCATTTAAGACTTTTCTTTTTCTTTAACAGCATCAATTATTTTCTCAAGAGTATCCTTGTTGTTAGCATCAGAAAGGAACTTTAGCATTTCTTTCTCATCTCTTGCAACAATTGTACCACCATATGTGAATCCCTTAGCTTTATCAAATCTAATAACAGAAGCTAATTTAGCTTTACTGATTAAAGATTTAATAGAAACAGTTTCACTATCTTCTTTAGCAATAGCCATGAATTTCTCCCTGTTAAATAAGTTATCTTCACCTCTATGTTGAGATTTTAGATAAGCATACATTGCTAATTTCAATGAATCAGGATCTTGCATATCTGAAGCCTTAAAGCCTAATGCTGAAGCAATCATAAGTTTCTTATCATGGACTAATCCTTCAAATAAAACTATTGCATCAATCTCACTATTAACTTGGTCAAGCTCAAATTGTCTATCTCCTTGTTCATCTGATATGATAAATCTAACATTACCAGCCATTAAACCATTTCCTCTACTTCCAAATATTGTATTATTCTTCATAGCCTCAAAGATAATTTTGTCTTTAGCAACATCCTTCAATAAAGAAGTTTGTCCTTCAAAACTAATTACCCTTAGTTTAGTGTGATTAAAAAATGGATCTCTTTCATCAAAGATATCTGCTGTCTCAATAAGCTGTCCTTGTTTAGAACCTCTTTCATAAGTCAACTTACATTTTTTAACCAGTTCATTAAGCTCATCTTCTCCTAAAGAGATTTTCCATCTATGTGTTCCCATTGACCAAATAGGTCTGGTTGAGGACAATGTATTTGGATATCTATCTCTTAATTCACCATTACTGGTAGACATCACATTTCCATTTTGATCTTTATATTCAATAATGTTTTTAGCTGTCTGAAAATGATGCTTAATGTTTTTAGCTGGTTTTATAATTATTCTATTACTCATTTTTGATTTATATTTTAATTTTGATTTTTGATTATGCTGCTAATGCTGGTCTGAATACTGCAAGTTTAGTTACATCTTTAACTCTAATACCATAAGTATCTTTGTATAACAATTCATACCAAGCTCCAGGGTGTGCACATGTAAATCCATTTTGCATAGAATTACCTGAATTGATTGGACCTGCTGGAGACCAAACACCACAGTAGTATGTATAAACTTGTTGAGAATGTGTTCTTTCTAACAATTCAATGTTACCATTGATACCATTACCCATACCATAATCTAACAAGTAAAACTCATAAGATGTAAGTGGTAAGTTAGAATCTGGATCAACAATACCTCCATTAAGTTCTCTACTGTCTAATATAGGCCAGTGTTCTACTCTTAATGAACCAAATGGGAAGAATGCAGTTTCTACTGGATGTAAAGTATTAATCTTAAATCCATTCCAGTTTTTAGAATCCCAAGATCCTGCTGATTTAGTAGCATCTGCAAATTCCAAAGGAACTCCACTTACTGCAAATTTCTCAGCTAACCATTTATTCCACAATCTGAATCCACCAATACCAGTGTACATTACTATGTCTCTGCTACCATATGCTACTTTATCATCAAAGATACCTTCAAGGTACTCTTCAAACATTTCAACTGATCCACCATGTCTTGGATATGTAAATTCATTACCATCCTCAAGGAATTCAATTAAACCAGATCCTCTTTGAATAGGAAGTCCTGATGTAGAATCTATAATGTTCTTACCAGATGCTCTTCCATAAAACAAAGTATGTTCTTTTTCTAGTTTATTATCAACAATAAACTGAGCTTCAATCTGAGTGATGATCTTATCTGGATAAGCTTTATCCTTAATTGGATTACCATCATCTCCACATGAAACAATTCTTAACATTAATTCATGTCCATTATCAGTTACAGTTGCTCTCTTAGCTACTCTTGATAAATCAGATTCAAATTCCATCCAAGATAAACCTGAGAATAAGAATGATCCATAAGCAGAAGATGCTTCAGATACTGCACTTGATGTCTTCACCCATTGAATACCTGGTTCAAGTAATTCAGGTGGAAAATATGTATTTTGATTAGAGTTTATGTATTGTACTACATATTCTGTTCCTTCAGCATGTCCGTTAGGAGCTTGCATTACTCTAACCTCACAATCCTTTGCAATGAAAGGAGCTAAGATATCTGATTCAACATAAACATCTGCATCTAATACAATGCTAAATGGTGTTGATCTAATACCTGGTGTTGCAGAGTTAGTGGTTTTAAACTTAGCAATTGGATTAATTTTTCCAGTTCCTTTAAGTTTCCACTTAACTGTGTTTGCATCAACTTTTTGTACTCTTCCTGACTTAGATAAAAAGTCCATCAATGGAGTCTTACCTGAAGTAATAGAAGGAACAGCAGTTGAAATTGTTTCCATCATAGGTCCAGTTAGATCTACTACATTCTGGGCATATGGATTTCTTGAAAGTAATACGTTCTCAGTAGCCACGTTTGCCCAATAATTGGATTGTGCTGATTCTTCATATACTTTAAATTTACTTACTAATGGTCTCATTTAAATTATTTTATATATTATGTTCTCCAACCAATTTGGATTCATTGTTAGTTCCAAATATGTTGTAATTGTTATTTTTGTTAATAGCTTTTTCTTTACTTACTGAATTTGATAACTTTGCTCCAAGAACATCATTTATTTGATTATCTCTTGTTTTAACAACTTTGTTTGCTATCTTATTAAACTTAAATCCATCTAACAATAATTTAGTAAATGTCAATTGCCATTCAGCATTGTTATTATACTCTTGTAGCAGTGCTTGATACTTAGTCATTTTACCTTGTCTCTTCTTACCATGATCATCTAAGTATTCATAAGTCTCTGTTGGTTCATAAAGAGCTTTCTTAATATCTTTAGCTTCCCTATCTGTAATTTCAATACCTCCAAGAACTTTAGCACTTAATATAGTATCTACCTTTCTTTTGTTGTCTTCAATCATTTGTGCTTCATCAGCTAGCTCTTGAGCATATTGTGCTTTCCTAGCTTCAATAAGCTGCTCATCTTTCTTATAGAAATAATCTTGTGCTGTTAAAGCTTCTTCATAAGTATCTTTATTAGCTTTAGATAACTCAAGCATTTGTTCTACCTTAGTATCACTAAATCCTTTCTCTCTATAGAAAGCTTTAATTAAAAGTTCTCTGTTAGATATATCCTCATCATCATCTATGTTTAAAGTAGCATATGACTGATTTTCAAAAGATTGTTTAAGTTCTTCTATTGAACCACCATTTCTAAGAAATTCAATATCTCTTTTAAACTGTTCATTATATCCTTGTTGAGCATATTCTGATTCTAGTTCAGGTCTTACTTCTTCCTTAGTCTTGTCTCTAAGAATTTCAAGTAATTCCTTACCTGTCATTTTAGGATCAATGTCTTTAGGATCAAAAGCAAATCCATCATCTATATATGCTTTTAAGATAATTGCTGATGTACTAAAATTAGAATCATCAATATCTTCTTGAATTGGAGTATCTTCTGCAACTACTTCAGGAGTAACTTCTTTAGTTATCTTTGGTGTAGGAGTAATTACTTCATCTACTGGTTTTGGAGTATCTTCTACTACCTCTGGTGTATTCTGAACCTGTCCTAATGTCCAGGCATCAAAGCTGTATTCACCTACTTCTCTTGTTTCATTTTCCATTTTTAATTATTTGATTTTGGTTTAATTTTTACTTTTTTTATGTCTGTATCAGCCTTTAGTTTTGCTTCTAAAAGGTCAGCAGCAATTTGTTTAGATTGTAGTTCTAATTGTAAGATTCTATTTTTATTATTTTCATCTCTATTAGCTTCAATTTCTCTTTCTTTTAATTCAAGATCATCATTAATGTTATCCTGATCAATATCTTTTTGATTAGCAAATGTCATTGCTTCAATTAATGACCTATCATAAGCAGCATCAATATCCATTTGTTTAAGCTCTTTAGCTCTGTCATGCAATATCTGTTCTCTTCTTTCTAGAGCTTCTTCAGCTTTCTGTTGCATTTCTTGTTCATGTGCTCTTTGATCTTCCATATCTTGTTGTCTTCTAACTTCAGCTTCTTCTGCAACATTAAGTACTTCAGCAGCTGATTTAGACCAAAGAGTCTTAATGTATTCTGGATGATTAATAGTTCCTGCTTGTACCATCATTGGTAATACAGCTTTAGTCATATTAAGATTTTCCTGATCATCTCCAGAATTAGATACATAAACTCCAAACTTAGATTCAGTTAATGTAGATTCATCTGTTTCTAATTCTGCTATAGACATATCATCCAACACATAAGTTAATGCAGCTGGATTCTCTCTAAATTCAGTTTTAGATAATCTCATTAAGTGAGTAAGGAAATTTTCCTGTATTCTATTAAATGTTGTATATATATCTTCAGTCTGTGATAAAGACTGCATAATATTCTGTTGGTTATTAGTAGCAGTCATATAAGGACTAATCTGTCCTAACCTTGAAGGGTTATAAGACATTGCTTCTGAGGCATCTCTTTTAATCTGTTCAAGATATTGTAAGTATCCTGCTAATTCTGATGCTCCCCCACTAAGATTTATTTCTTTAAATAACTGAGCTTCATGTGGACTCATATTAGTTGTATCAATAAGAGCAAGACCTTCTTTAAAGAATCCCATCCATTTTCCCCAAGTCCAATCTTTAGGTTTAGAGGCAAAGGAAGTCATTAATAACTTACCTCTATCTGATTTTATAAGGTGATTAATCTTAGATCTAATAACATTATAATCATAGATATAAGGTTTAGCTTTATCCAGAGGAGCTAAGAATTTAGTTTCCCCATAGAAACTATTCCATGCTAATCCATGATAAGGTCCTTTTAATTCAAAAGGATTATCTAAACTTCTATATTGATCTGGAATAGGTCTTTTTAAAAGATAAACAGCATTGGAAGAAGAGCCATAATGTAACTTAACTACTTCATAAAGTTGAGGCAACCAAACTTCTTTTTCTTCTATATCTCCATTAAGTGGATTAAATTCATATTCTCCATCAAACCATATAAGTTCTTCTGATGTTTCTCCATCTTCTCCTTCTACAAGTCTGGTTATATATTTAAATAAAGTTAATGACTTAAATACAATATGGTGATGTACAACAGGAGCAGTTCCATCAGAACCATAGAATACTTTCTCATAAGCATTCCTCATCTTAGACTGACCTTTCTTAGTAAGAAGATCAGCATTTTCTAATCCATGATGATTAGGGTCTAAAGCAACTTCAGATACTAACTTAGATTCTGCATATGATTCAACACTTGTATTAGCATAGAAGGTATCATAAAATTCATCAAGTTTCTCCTGATCCTTTTTAGTTAATATAGATCCATATCTTTTATATACTTCTGGGAAAGATATATTTTCTTCATATACCCACCAATCACCATCTTCAATAAAGTCTATATTTTCTGAACCTCCCCATCTAAACTTAGTAGGTTTAACAACTTCAGCTACAACCTTACCATTTCTTATTCCTCCATACATTATAGGAAGTCCAGTAATAATAAGATTCTTAAATGTTTGTGTAAATTTGTATTTAAGCTTTAATTCTCTAAGATAATATTCCATTATCTTTTGTCCTTGAATAGAAGATGCTCCTTTAAACTCTTTTCTCATATACCTGTGTATATCTTTAGGAGTCATAGCTTCAACCTCTTGTCCAACTTGTTGTTGCATTTGTTGTTGCTGTTCAGGACTAATCATTGGCTCTCCAGTCTCAGGATCAACCTGAGCATTCTGCATTGCTTCTTCTTGTATTCTCTGAGTTATCTGTTGTACTATAGGATCAATTATTCTTTTCTGAATACTTTGTTGTACAAGTTCCTGTCTTTTTCTTTTTATTTCATTTAATCCATTTTCAGATACATCTACACATATTGGAACAAAAGGTCTTTTCTCCTGATCTCCAACCATAGAAGATGCAATGGATGCTATAATATCATAATGTCTTGTTTGATTAGTTCCACCAACACCTTCTTGTTGTAATGACATTAATGTAGAAAGATCATTGTAGTCTGTTGCTTGACCTCTACTATTGTAAAGATCATAGTTCATTTGCATTTTCTTAACCAAGTCAATATCCATACCAGATTGGTAACCTACCATCATATCTGCTATCTCTTCAAACCACTCACCATTCTTGGCATCTTTCTGTTTGTTTGTAATCTTCTGATTAAAAACATTTATTTTATTTTTATCTGTCTTACTAGTATTGGTAGTAGAAGTCATTATTTATTTGTTTATCTCTTTGTAAAAAAAATTCATCAATCTCTTCATATTTTCTGTTATTAGCAGCTTCTTCTATTGGCTCTTCAGTTTCCTGAGACATCCATAGTGCAAGAATCATAGCAGACCTTAAATGGTCATAGTTACCTTCACCATTGAATATTTCTAATTCATTAAGTAATCTCAATGAATATATATGATCAATGTTGGTTTCAGTTACTATTCCAAACTCATTTACTTTTCTTGGATTTAATAGCCACTGTCTCAATAATTGAATTGATTGCTCTTGTAACGTTTTAGAAGTCATATCAATTCCAACTTCATATTTAAAAGATGGATTTTTTAATATCTTACCAATTGCAACTGTAAGTGCAGGTTGTAACATATTGTATTTACCTACCATTTCACAATATCTAATCATGTCAGATATGTTTGTCTCAGGTAATATTTTAGCATTATAGTAATGAGCAAGTTTAATTGCTATCTCATGCATATCATTAACCTTATCTAATCTACCTACATACTCAGCTACAATAGTATCCTGAAATCCTGCTTCCCATAAATTAGATGAAAATCCTTTATAAACTAATATTGAACATAATGATGTACCACCTTTATCATCTTTAACAGGGTCATAAGTAATCTTATATAATGATCTTTTGTATGTTGGATCAGGTATAATGGATGGTGGATGTTCATAAATAACTATACCACTGGTATAATCATGATTGTATTGATCCAGGTTATAAGTAAGAATAGGTTTTAATTTCCTTTCTAAATCTGGTTTCCATTTAACTTGATTCTTATCTTTGTCAGTATATTCTAAAGTTCCAATACTCCATATCTTCTCATGGAATTTATATAAATCAAGTTCTGTCTTTCTAGCTCTGATCTTAACAACAGGAAACTTTAATCCTGCTTTGTTCATAAACATTTCAGATGGAACAATAGGTCTATTCATCATCTCATTATCAAGCAATGATGAAGTATCAGATAAAGCTAATCCTGCTCTTACTTCCATTACATGCTCAAATGAAGCTTCAACATTGGTATTACCATTATTATCCCTGAAATCTTCATCAGCATAATAAGCTGGAAGGAATCTACCTATTCTCTTATCTCTACCTTCATAGACATCATTAAATGATAAAAAGTCATATTCATCTGGATTCTCAAACATCTTCTTAATTCCATCAAGTTTATCCATATTACCTGATGTACCTATAATAAACAAAGTACCAAACTTATTCTTTCTAATCATTGAGTTCTTAGCAGTACCATAGAAATCAAATATGTTACCAACTAAACCTCCTTCTTCTACAACCTGTAAGTTATTCCTTTTACCAGAAGCAACATTTGGGTTTTCAGTAGTAATAGTCTTATGTGATAGTGTTGTACCAATACCTGATACTAACCAGCTATTACCTCTTTTTCTACCAAACTTCTGAGTAAGAGGTACTTTAGCACCTGCTGTTGTACTACCACTAGATTCCTTATGGAAGAATCCAGGATAGAATACTTCTTCAAGTGAAGTCTTATCAGTGTAAGCACCAACATTACTTTGTATATAATCTTGTGTTAACTTAATCTTAGTCATTAAGTCATTACTAAAGTCAGAAGATCCTGCTGCTAGTAGTAATTCAATAGGAGATGGTTTCTCTTTAAGTAATATATCATGTGATTTAATACCACTAAAATACCATTCATGGTTAAGACAACTAGCTACAAAGAATGAATTGTGAGTTACTATGTAATCATTTGTAATATAAGTATTATCAATACTATCAACAGTTATACATTGTTGTTCAACATTAATTCCAGTTTTTTCAATTTCAATAATTGGAATGAAATCTTGAGAATTATTATCTTTCTTTAATTTTAATCTTTCTAATTTTCTTGGAAGTTTAAAAATTTCTTTATTTGTATTAATAAATAATCTATAATATTTAGTTCTTAAACAAGCATGTCCTTTTATTTCATGAGGTTGTCCTTCTCTTTTATCTTCTCCAATTTCACATCTGATACCAAGACTTCTTAATACATCTGCTAAATCTTTAATTAGTGTCAAATTAGTATTAGTAAATTCAGAACAACCATTATTATTAATACTTCCATCAGTATCCATTAATCCTCTAACTAACTCAAGTCTTTGATTTATAGATCCAAACTTATATTCTTCTGGAATAAATTTATTAACACAAGTTTGATTTAATCCTAATTCTTTAATTGCTTTTGTTAATCTGTTGCCTCCTGTTTGTAGATATTTATTTCCTAATTTACTAGTTAATTCAATCTTTTCTTTATCTATATCAACAATAGTATAATTATTTGTAGTTGACTCATCATACTTAAATTCAAATCCAGGTAGTCTTCTTTTAAATTCTTCTATTATAAATTCATCTGAAGATGCTATTTTAGGAGTTAATGTAGTCATTGTACCATCTCCTAATAATGCTCCTAATATGTAAGGATCAACTGGTAATTCTTTTTCTTCAAATTCTATAGGTTTGCAATTTGGAATTCTATATTTATAAATATCTCCTTTTTTAGCATAATAACTTAACCCATTATTAAGCATTTCTTTTGTACTAATAACTTTCTCTTTTCTATCAGCTTTCATTACTGTCCATAAATGGTCTTCACAACATTCAGCTTCTCTACCATCTTGTAATTTAACTTTAAATACTTCTTTCATTCCTTGAGGATGTATTTGAAGTATATTACATGGTTTACCATCTCTTCCTATAACTTGATCCCCAACTCTTAAATCTCCCATTTGTTTCCATCCTAATGGAGTTAGAACAGGTGTTGTAAGTGGAGTTGCTTTCCCACCTCCTCGAGAACCAAATAGAATATAGTTCTTAGCATTATTCTCATATACTGGAGCACCTAAAGGTTTGCTATGTGTTTGTCTTAAACACTCTAAAGGATCTAAATATTTCTTATATTCTCCATTAGGTAGTTTAACATGCTTGAATTTCTCAAGTCTTATCTTCTCTTTACCAGAGAGTTTCTTACCAAGTTCAATCTTTCTAATTAGATCATTACAAGTAAAGTCAGAATCAACATATCCTGAAAAACCTCTACAAGTAAAATAATCAGTTCCCATAACCCAATCTAAATCTCTCAAGATTGGTGGAGACTCTATTGTTGAGTTAGTCTCTTCATCCTCATCAATTATCATACAGACATTAATATAGAAATATAGTTGTGGAGGCATAAATCTAAACTTACCTTTGGTTTCTTCAACCCAAAATCCTTCAACACATCTTTTTTCTACTTCTAACCAATAAGCTAAATATTCATCTTCATCTTCAACTGGATGTAATACAGGATGGTCTTGATGTAGAAATGGTTTTCTATTTAATATATCTGGGAATAATTTTTGTGGTTTCATTAAGTATATCTTTTATCTGATGCACTCAAGTTACCTTTACCTTGTATAGTATTAGTTCCTTCAGCCTCAGCTCTCACTTTCTTTTCAATCTCCTCTAATGCTGCCCAATATGATTTAGCTTTCTCAAACATCTTGAATAACCTATCATCATCTGGACCAAACTTCAATGTTCCAAGATAAATATCCATTTCTCTGGCTTTATCTTTCCATGTCTTTAAACTTCTCTTAGATTCAGAAAGTGAATACTCATTATATAAATTAATATATAAAGTATAATCATCCCACTTAAAATCAGGGATGTTAAGATAGTTCTTCTCAACTTCATCTTTTCTCTTTTGTCTGTCTCTAATCTTTTTATATAATTTACTTTCAGGATCTTCAACAAGATAGATGCCCCACATAATACGTGAAGCATCTACATTGTTTTCTCTAAAGTCCTTAAACTCAGATATTACTCTAAATTCTTGATTAAGATCAAAGAAGTCTCTATCTAAATCAAATTCTACTATCATACATAAGTTCCTGTAATAGTTAATCTAAAATGTGTCTTATTAGCATAATTGTGGATATCTTCATCATCATCATTCTTAATAAACAATGGTTGGTTATCATCTAAGAATACATCTATTCCTTTAGTCATAGTACCTAAAGCACCAGGAGTAAAGTCTGCTATAATCTTATTTCCTTCTTGTCTTACATTAGCTGTACATCCACAATCTGGTTTAAATTTAACAATAGGAGAAGGTAACTTATTAATTGTCCATTCTACTCTATATGTTGATACAGCCTTTGTTCCATTAGCCATATGATAAGCTGCAATTGTTCCAAGATTAAGATCTGGATTATCTACAACTCCTGTTATTCTGTTTTTCATTTTCAAAGTATTTTACCTTTAAACTGTAATAAAAATTTAATATCAAACTTCTTTTTATATTCTTCCCATTCATCAACTGTCCTATAAGGACCCCATTTACCACAATGACATGCTTCTTCTGCTAATAGCATCTTTCCCCATGTATCACAAGTGCATCCTTCACAATCAGGATTACCAATACATACTGCTTTTCCAGGATAGTTGGGATGATTGTCCACAACTAAACATTGTGGACATCTTAATCTTCTATACATATTCTGTTCAACAATATGTGGTAAAGCTAATTCAGCTTCTCTTTCTTTTAATGCCATTCCATTTAAATATGCAAACCATTTAATAGGATTGATCACATCCTGCCATCTAGCCATTACTTATCAATTGTAGAGTAAATAAAAGATTGTGGTATTAAATATGTAAGTGCATCAGCATCAGTATATTCAATCATAATTAACCTGAAGTTATATTGATCCCAATCAGATAAATTAGATACATACATTGGAATATCTTTAAGTTCAGGAAGCTTAGATACATCTACTCCAGTTCCTCTTTCATTATAAGCAGCAGCTAATTCAGCATAATCTGGATTAGGTCTTACTCCCATAATATGATCAGTCACTTTAACTATATCTCCCTCCTTAACTTTTGATCTGAAATCATCAGATACATTACCCAGTTTAATAACTTTGGCATAAGATGATATTCTTGTAGTACCTTCTTGTGCTTCATCAGGAATATAAATTCCTCCTTCTGTTACATTATTAGTAAGTTTCTTTTCAACTATTCTAAAGACTCTAATAAGAACTTCTGATTTAAGGAAGTTAAACTTAGCATAATCATTTAGATATGAATCATCTGCTATAAATTCAGCATACTGTTCATCAAATTGTTTCTGTAAGTTCTCAGCTTTCTGTTTTTTATACTCTGCTTCTTTCTCAGCTCTCTCCTTTTGTTTAGCCACAAAGGTCTCATAATTTTCTTCAGAGATAACTTTATTCTCTGGAAGGATTAGTTTTTGAGGTTTATTGTTCCCCATGTATCACAAGTGCATCCTTCACAATCAGGATTACCAATACATACTGCTTTCCCAGGATAATTAGGATGATTATCCACAACTAAACATTGTGGACATCTTA